ATGAAGATTTTGTCGCCACCAGCCCTGATCAGCCCGAACCAGCGCCAACTGGCCATGACCGACCGCGCTTAGAAACGATCATCCCTGACCATGCCGGCTCATTAGCTGGGCTTGTGGGGGACATGGCCCAGAAGGTACTTGGTGTCACTTTGATGCCGTGGCAAATACATGCTCTTGAGGGAATGCTTGCGGTTGACGCCGATAACAAGTTTGTACATCGCTCGAGCCTTGTCTCGGTCGCCCGTCAAAATGGCAAGACAACTATTTTGCAATCCTTAATTCTATTTTGGTTAATTGAGATGCCAAAGATACGTGGACAAAAACAGACCGTTGTATCTGGCGCGCACAGACTCGATCTTGCGTGCTTGTTGTTTGATGATCTGTCACCAATCCTTGAGGAGTATTACGGCGCCAAGATCGTCAAGTCGTATGGTCGTTATCAAGCCACTATGCCAGACGGCAGCAAGTGGTGGGTCAAAGCGTTAAAGCCAAATCAAGGTCATGGTATGTCAATTGACCTCGTGTGCGTGGACGAATTGTTTGATGTCAACCCCGATTCCGTGGAAGGGGGGCTCTTGCCGGCACAGCGCGCACGAAAGAATCCTCTCGCGTGCTTTTTCAGCACCGCGGGGACTGAGGAATCAATTCTCTTCCAAAGGTGGCGAGAGGCGGGTATCCGCGCGATAGACAAGGGTGAGCCGTCCACGATGTATATGGCGGAATGGTCTCCCGACCCGAGCCTTGACCCGCTGCACCCAACGTCATGGGCGTGGGGTAATCCTGCACTTGGTTACACGTTGGACATGGACACCATCCGACAAGAATCAACCAACCCTGATCGGGCGTCATTCTTGCGCGCATCCCTAAACCTTTGGGTGAGTGTTGTGCGCGGATGGATTGAGCCAGGGCGATGGCCGTCATTGGAATACACAGGAGACATCCCTAGCGGTGGAGTGGTGGCAATCGAGTCTTCGCTGGACGACTCCCGATACAGCGCGACCAGATGCGTCAACCTGTCTGACGGTCGGGTGCTTGTCACCGTGGCATTTATTGCCGAGTCAATTACAGAGCTGTGGGAAAACGTGCAGGAACTTGCAAAAGACCCCACGATCAGGTTTGCCCTGTCGCCGACCGTGGACGCAACCTGCCCACCGAACATCGAGCGCCGCAGGGTCGTGGTTGGCTATGCAGAACTAGGACGCTTCACACCGCTTGCCAAAAACATGATTGCCGAAGCGCGACTGCTGCACACAGGAGAAAAACTGCTTGCCGAACACGTCCAGCGCGCCGTTGCTGTTCGCACCGACAACACCATCGTGCTATCAAGCAAACGATCACCTGGCCCGATTGAGTTAGCGCGCACAATGGTCTGGGGTATTGGCATGTGTGCCCGTCCAGTTAACAGCGGAAAGCCCATGCTTGTCGCGGTAAATAACTAAGATAAACGCGGCGACCGCGCACCTTGCCTTTTGTCGGAATCGGATAAGTCATGCGCGGTTGCCACTTATATGACAAAGTAGGAATATGGCGATTTTTAACAAAACCAAAAAAGCAGCAATAAGCCCAGCGCCAAGCAAGGCTGCAGCTGCAGGCGGTTTTGCTCCTGGCTATTCGTCGTCCAATGTTGGCGTAAACATGATCGGCCAGTACTACACCTACCGCGAAGGCGAAGCGCGTAACGCGGCGATCAGCGTGCCAACGATCAACCGTGCGCGCGATCTTATGGCGTCGGTAATCGGCTCAATGAATCTTCGCTCATACAACGAGTTTTGGAACGGCGAAGAAATGGAGAAGATTTACATTGCTCCACGTTCATGGTTGCGCCGACCAGACCCAACAGTTTCGTTCCAGTTCCTTATGAGCTGGACTCTTGATGACCTCATGATGTTTGGGCGCGCGTTTTGGTACATTACTTCACGCACCGCCGACGGATACCCTGCCACGTTCACTCGACTGCCAGCAGGCTCAATTACCACTACCGACATGGCTGGCCCCGTGTGGTTTGCTCCATCGTCACAAGTGTATTTTCAAGGCGGAGAAATTGACCCAGCAAACCTTGTGCAATTCTTGTCTCCAGCACAAGGCCTGATCTACTCGGCACCAGGCGCAATTGAAACCGCGTTAAAACTTGAAGCAGCGCGCAACCGCAACGCTTCGTCAAGCATTCCTGCCGGCGTACTTAAACAAACTGGTGGCGAACCACTTAGCGCGCAAGAACTTGCTGATCTTGCAAGTGCGTTTAATGCCGCTCGAGCAACCAACCAGACTGCAGCGCTTAACGAGTATTTGACATACACGGAAACAAACAGCACACCTGACAAGATGCTTTTGATTGAGGCGTCGCAATATCAGGCGCTTGAAATGTCGCGTCTGGCAAATGTGCCACCGTATTTGGTGGGCGTTGCTACTGGCGCCTACTCATACCAGTCGTCACAGCAAGCACGTGCCGATCTCTATTTGTTTGGCGTGAAATTGTATGCCGACGCAATTGCTGGTGCTTTGTCAATGGACAATGTGCTACCGCGCGGAACATACGTCGAGTTTGACGCCGATGAATACCTAGAAGAAAACTTTATGGCCGACCGCGCAGACGATGAAGTAATTGTTAGAGAAAACACACAAGAGGAGTTAGCACGATGATCAAACTAATTGCAGGAGAGTTTACGGTTGACGCCGCAATCGGCGAAGCACCAAAGCGCACAATCTCTGGAACCGCAGTTCCATACAACGTGCCGGCAACAGTTTCGGATGGCACAGCTGTGATCTTTAAGCCAGGCTCATTGCCAGTCGAAGGCAAAGCGCCGCGCCTGTTCATGTACCACGATGCCAGCCAGCCAGTAGGCGTTGTCACCGAGCGCGTGGACACCGAAGAAGGCATGATGTTCAGCGCCAAAATCAGCGCAACAACGCTTGGCAATGACGCTTTGGTCATGGCCTTGGACGGCACCATTGACCAAGTATCGGTTGGCGTAAACCCAACCAAATTCTCGTATGACGAAGAAGGCACAATGATCATTGAGTCAGCCGACTGGATGGAATTGTCCCTAGTTCCGATTGGCGCTTTTGGCGATGCCGCAAACATCACCAAAGTCGCAGCGAGTATCCACCAAGAGCCAGAAGAAGTAGTGTTAAATGAAGAAGTAACCCCAGTAGAGGAGAAACCAGAAATGTCAGAAGTAACCGCACCAGCAGTCGAGGCAACAATCCCTACTGCACCAATTTTCGCACAGGCTAAAAAAGAATTTGTCTTGCCAACCGCAGGCGAGTTCATGGCCGCTTACCACATCGGTGGCGACACGTTCGCAAACATGAACAAGGCTGTTGCTGAATACACAGCCTCAAAGAAAACAGCATTGCAGGCAGCAGCTGGCGATGTGTTAACAACTGACACTTTGGGCCTCTTGCCCGTTCCGGTGCTCGGACCATTGGTGCAGGATCTGAACTTCATCAGGCCTACCGTGGAAGCACTTGGCGCACGCGCTTATCCAGATAACGGTCAGCAAAAAACCTTTATTCGTCCAACGATTACCACGCACACAAGCGTTGCTGCACAATCACCAGAATTGTCGGGAGTATCGGCAACAACAATGGTCATTGCGGCAAACTCGGTGGCAAAAACTACGCTAAGCGGCGCGGTGACCCTCTCAATTCAGGACATCGACTTCACGTCACCTTCTGCAATGCAGTTGATCTTGAATGACTTGATGGGCGAATACATGATCGCATCGGACAACCTTGCAGCAGACAACTTGCTTACCGCAGCAACATCATCTGGCGTATGGGACGGAACTCCAGAAGATTTCTTGAAGTCCGTTTACGATGCAGCTAATGACGTATCAAGCGGTCGCAACTGGATGCCAACACACATGTTCGTTTCGGTTGACGTGTGGTCACAACTTGGACAACTTGTTGACTCAAGCAAGCGTCCATTGTTCCCATTCATTGGCGCAGGCCTCACCGGTCAGAACGCACTTGGCAACTCAAGCGCATCTTCATGGAACGGCAACCCAATTGGCTTGCAGTTGGTAGTTGACAGCAACTTTGCTGCAAAGACCATGATCATCACTCGCGTGGGTCAAGGTTCAGGCGACGCATTTGAGTTCTACGAATCAATCCGTGGACTTATGAGCGTTGAACAGCCGTCAGTCTTGGGACGCAACATGTCATTCCACGGCTACGTATCAACCTTCGCAGCAATCCCAGGAATGATTCGCAAGATCACCCAGGCCTAGTCGAGAGCGGAGCAACCGCTCATGGCTACTTACACAGTTACTAACAAGTACCTGATTGACAACTTTGCCGTACTGCAACTCCTGACCCCCAGCGAGATTGCAGTCGGCAGTTCAATCACGGTTGCTGGAGTTGACGCAACATTCAACGGCACTTACTCGGTGCGCGCATTGCCACAGTATTTGTTCCTTGGTATTGACACGCAGGGCGATCTGCTTTACGACTATCAGGTGCCGATCGCTGATCAGGTGCTTTACGCTAAGACCGCTGACGGTGTCAAGCGTTCCGCGGCGTCTGGCACCGTTGCTAATGACCCTGTGTGCACGTGGGTAACCGCCGCGCAAGTCATGTCATTTTTGGGCATAACCATCAGCAACCCATCAGACGACTACACGTTGCTCACGCAATCTGTGTCAGCTGGTAATCAGTTCTGTTTCCGCAGGCGTCAGGAATCGGGCTATATCGACTCCCTAACGACCTCACCAGGTGGCGACGCGACATTGGGCACTTTGATGTATTGCGCGGCGCTGTGGCGCTCTAGGGGCTCAATAGAGGCAACGTACGCCACGTTTGACGGCATGGGCTCGGCACCACAGCAAAGCCTGACCCCGATCGTCAAGCAGCTGCTTGGCATCCCACGTCCAGCGGTTGCCTAATGTCCTACACCGACCTGTTCAACGAAGCGATTGATGATGTCACGGCAACGCTGACCGCGGTATCTGGTCTGCGCGTTGTAAACGACCCAACCAAACTTGCACCTAATTGCGTGTATTTGGATGCACCAAATTTCACGACTATTGCAGGAAACGGCAACGTGGTGCGCCTCGAGTTCCCCGTCAAAGTGATCGGCTCGGGCCCAGCAGGTCTGCCGGTACTTCGTCAGATTCTTAGCATCGTTGCAACCGTGCTTGGCTCAAAGATCATCGTTATGGGTGGCCGTCCGTCAAGCCTTGAAATCGGTGGCGCGTTGTATCCGTGCTACGACCTTGATTGCGCTATCCAAGCCCAGACTTCGTAATCCACAACTAAGCAACACAAATCATCTACTATCAGAACATAACCTAAGGAGCATTTATGGCCAGTAGCACTTACCTCTCAAACCCAGTCCTCACTATCGGCGGAGTTGATTTGACCGACATGTGCAGCGCAGCAACATTGACCTATTTGGTTGAAGCGCTTGAAGACACCGCGTTCGGCACCAATTCGCGAACCTACACCGCAGGCCTTGTCAACAACGAAGTTACCTTGACGATGTACGCATCGTTTGCAGCAACCGAGACCTACGCAACGTTGTTCCCTTTGATTGGAACAAAGACGATCGTCACGCTCAAGCCAACATCGGCTGCCGATTCAGCAACAAACCCAAGATTCGTTTTGACTGATTGCTACCTTGAGTCGGTGCCAGTTATCAACGCATCCCTTGGCGAGTTGTCAACCTATGACCTCACGTTCATGGGTGGCTCGCTGACTGTTGACGTCACCGCACCATAATCAACGGCTCCAAGCCGACATAGGAGAAACATGAAAATTAAGTTGCAATTAAAGCGCACGCCTGACAGCGCACCCGAGTACTACTACACGAACCTGTTTGTGGTTACTGAATGGGAACGCCTTGAGCGCCGCAACATCCAGCAACTATCAACGCAACCGCTGTACAGCGATTACTGCTGTTGGATGCACACGATCTTGAAACTTAAAGGCGAACAGATCGGTGACAGTTGGCGTGAGTGGATTAGTAAGAACCCAGAGCTGGAAATTATGCCGGTATTGGATGAGACTGATCCAAACCCTACGGACGCGGCACCTACCGTCGCCAACTAGCAGAGATTTTGGTCGCGGTCGGTTGGTGGCCTAGCGACATTGTGTTTGACGCTCGAGATATAGCAACGGTCATTAAAGTGCTTAACGAGGCAAACAAAAAACGGAGAT